TGATCCATATCTAAATCTAACATTATCACAGTCCACCCACTGTGATTCTGCTCCAGTTTCTGAGACTTGTTTATTTATACCGGGGGCAAAACCTATTTTTTGTAGCATAATTTACCACTATATAAGATTTTTTGTATTTTTGTAGTGCATTTATTCTATCAGTATTGACCAAAACTGTCTATGTTCATGGTCAATGATAGTTTCTTGTTTTTCTTAGTTACCACTTCATGTAACATGTTTTTTGGAGAAACAAGAGTTTTTTGAGAAAAAAGTCTTATTTTTTCACCATTAATAATCCAATCCGAGGTTCCATAAATTTGTTTTACAAAAACATCGTACGGATGACTGTGAGAAGGAAAACTCGCTCTTTTACCAGGTCTGCTAAAGTAAAAATTAGAGTGAGGAATAAAACCTATTTCTTTCATTAATACTTTTGAAAAATTTCTTAAATCTTCCGTTAAATCTAAAACGTTTGATATTATTGTAGTGTACCCTAATTGGTAATACTCAAACCATTTATTATAATCTAAATACCCATCCTCTGAAAAAAAAGCTGAAGATTTTAGTCCTGTAATGTTTATAACTTCAATTGAAGGGGTATTAGAAACAGGATAAAATTTTGGCCATCTTTTTCTTATTTTTAATAAATTTAAAAGCTCTTGTTCTGTGAGAACAACTTTTACATCCTCTAAAGCTTGTAAAATATCTTTTAATTGTTTGTTATCTATTTCAGACTGCATATAAGTTAAAAGCAAATGTAATTCTTGTTTTATTTGTATTTTGTTTTTTTACCCCATGTTTTGTATCTGATGGAAATATTAAAACATCTTTTGATTTACCATAAAAATTTAAATTATGAAATTCGGTAGGGCAATTAAAACAATCAGTATAATATATAACTCCAGATAAAATACCAGCGTGAGTGTGTGTTTCGTTATAAGAATTTTTTTTAGAAAAATTAATCCAAAAATCATAGTGATCGTAATGATCAACATTTCTTCTAAGTCTTATCTTTCTATGTTTGGTTGTAATTTTTTCTGATGATTTATTATTGTAATAATATTCACCTAATTTTATTAAGTACCCAAACATTAATGACTTTTCAAATAAATAAGAATCTACACTAATTTGATAAGAATTTTTACCATGATTATCATGAGACACTAAAAAACCATATTTTGATTTTCTTTTTTTGTTAGCTGATTTTAAAAAAACTGTTAGTTCTTTAAACAATTCTTTTGGTAGCTTATGTGTTAAAACATCTTCTGTTAAAAATTTACTGTCCTCAAACATGTTCATATAAAAATTTTTTCTGCTGGTTCATTACACAAAAGTTCAAAATTTATTGAGATCCTGTACTCATCACTTTCGGGTTTTTTAGGAGCATGATTAATATAACTAGGAAATATTATAAAATCATTTTCTTTAGGAAAAAAATCAAAGCGGTTGCCGTTGCATTCCATTTCTAATTGGTTGCCTTTTGTTTTAGGAACTTTTAAATAATAGACAGAATTAATTGTGCATGTTTTACTGTGGTTGTGCCAAACGTGATTATGATCAAATTTATTTATACAATACACAAAAGACTTTGTATTATTGTTTTTATGCAAAGTAAAAGGTTGTAATATTTGTTTACAAACTTTTAAAAATTTTAAATACATTTTTTTATTAAATTTATTATTTTTAAATTCAACATTGTGAGCACCAAAATCATTATCATTAAATTTATTTTTTGGTTTCTCTATTTGTTTAATTAAACTTTCCTTTTCTTTTTTTGTTGGTCTGTAAAAATTATTTAGTACAAATATGGGCAATCTAGACATTTAAAAGACCAATATTAAATGCAACACTAATTCTTGATTTTTTTGATCTATTGGGTTCTACCATATGAAATTGACTAGGACTAAATAAAAGTAAATCATATTTTTTTGGTTTCCAAACATATCTAGCGTGAAAGTTTGCATCCTTAAATAATTTAAAATTACTGTCATTAAATTTATTAAAATCTTGGTTTTGAAAAATTAAATCACCACTTTCTTTTGGAGTTTCTAAATAATATATACCGGTTAAAACTAAATGGTCTTCATTAATATAATGATTATGTAATTCATTATAGTCACCAAAATTGTTTTCGTTTATCCACCAAGAGTGAGTATATATTTTAAAAGATGTATTTTCTCTTGGGTTTAATTTACTACAAAAAGCATGGGCAGGTTTTAAAAAAACCTCTCTATTAACTTCCTTATTGTCCATACCACGAAAATTAAATGTTTGATACCCTCCCTTATTGCTTATTGAAACACCTTTTTTATTTGTTTTCTTTTCTTTTTTTAAAATGTTTAAAAAATATTTTACATATTTTTCTTTTTTTATTTGCACATTGTATAAAGAAGTTTTAAAAATATCTGTAATCATTTTAACCTAACCTCTTCTAATAAAAGTTCTAGTTGACTAATTCGATCTAAATATTCTTTATTGTTTTTTAATAAAGTATTTTTTTCGGTCTGTAACCTATTAACATTGAGTCTAAACTCTTTGTTTAAAAGGACCTCACATTCTTTTACCTTACGTTCCATCTCAACTAGTTCTTTTAATCTACGTATTTCTTCTTTTAATTTTTCTATTTCATCCATTACTTTCTCCTTTTAAAAACTGATGGTAAACCTAAAAAAGGTCTTCCATCAAACTCATTTTTATATTTTGATTGTTTTCTATTATAATGCAAAAAAACTTGTGCGCAATAGTTACCAGTAAATTTTTTTCTCCAGTGTTCTAATTCACATCCAGAATAAACTAGCATATCACCCGGTCTTAAATCTACCTTAATTCCTTTAGCTTTGCTTTCAGTAGTGATGCCTTTTTGTTCATTTGGAAAACCCACATTTTCATTAGGACTTAAATAAATAGGCCATTTATCTCCACCTAAATTCATAGTAGTTGATATCTCACAAGATGGTCTGTCTTTGTGTCTTTTTAAAACATCTCCTTTTTTATATACCCTGGTGTAAGAATAAGTTGGAACTAATTTTAATCCTGTGTGTTTTTGCATTTGAGGTAAAACTTTTTCTAACAAAGTTTCCATAACTAAATCTGAATAATGAGAATATGTATTAGGAACTTGAGGATCTAACCAAGTTCCCCAAGTTGTTTCGTTTAAACTAATATAATTGTATTCGAAAAGTTTTTTTGCTACTTTCTTTTTTAAACATATATAGTCATGAATAAAATTTGCCATTTCTAATGAAATTGCTTTTTCTATAATGCAATATTTATTTTTTTTAAAAAAACTAGACAAATGGATTACCTATTGTCCAACATACTAAAGAATACCTAGTTCCTTTTGTCACTGGCTTAACTCTGTGCCAAACAAAAGAAGGAAAAAAAATAATAGACCCTCTTTTTGTATTAAATAGTTTGTCTACTTTTATTGATGAAGTATTTTTGTTGCCTTTCCTTCCAAAATCTAATTCTAGCTCTCCCCCTTTAAATTTTTTTGGATCACTTAATTGAACTACACAAGATATTTTTCTTATTTTACCTCTATAACTTTTAAAAGGATGATCTAAAGAATAAGGGTCAGGAAAACAATCATTATGCCAAGTGTAGTGTTGTTTCTTGCCATAAATGGTAAACTGCATGCTTTCTGTAAAATCATATTGAAAATTCCATTCTGCATTTTTATTAGCTTGATGTAAATAAGAATGTATAATATCAAAAATCCATTGATTATTTAAAAAAACTACATTGGAATTTCTAATTTTTAAAAGTTTTTTAACATCGTTTGTAGCTAAAACTTTTTTACTACCATCTAAAGATGTTTGAGCAGTTTCAGATCTTTTTGATAACCCTGCATCAATTATTTTATCACACGTTTGTGGAGATAAAGCACCTTCCCATCTCCAATAACAATATTTTAAATTCATTTAAAGTATTTCTTTTATCAAGAAATATCACTAATTAGCTAATTAGTCAATTTTTAATTTGGTGTAATTGTGTCAGAGGCTGCAGTGTAAGTGCCATAAGAATCCCAACTATTAGTATCAGGGTTCCAATGTTCTACTGGTTGAACATCATTTTCATCCACAGGATTTTCTAAATATTTAATTCCATACCAAACTTGTAACTCTTCATTCCAATTAACTTGATGGTTTTCTTCAGAGGGTTTAGCTACAGGAGCTTCCCAAAGAAAGGTGTCAGAATTTAAAGTCCATGATTCAAAAGGTTTTGTAGTTGTTCTAAAACCATCGTTTACAGGATCGTACGTATCACCTGGTCCAGGAGAATTTTTTCTTTTAGGCGTTCCACCAAGAAGATGAGTATTTCCTAAAGTATTAACAGAACATTGAATCCATTTTACTCCATTTTCAGACAAAGGTAGCACGGTTTTAAAATGCTCAGCAGCTTGATCAGAATATTCTCCTCCATTGTTTGCAACATCGTTGTCATCAGCTTTAACAACTCTTAAAACAATATTATTAGAATCTAATTCTGCAAAAGTAGCCATAATTATTAACTCGGTGTTACCGTTCCTGTTACTGTAAAAGTCATAACAACATCAGTCCCATCATTTGCTTGTGTATTTGATGGTGGTGACAATGCATAACTATATGCGTTTGGTCCTCTTAAAATAACTCTGCCGCCTCCTCCCGTGGCACCATTTCCTCCCCCACCAATTCCTGTTGGACCTCCACCAGCTCCATTGACGTTATTACTTCCACTAGAAGCACCTCCGCCTCCTGCATAATTTACAGGACTTCCCGTAATAGAATTAGCCGAGCCATCTCCGCCTTTACCACCATTAGGAGTTAAAGCAGGGCCAGGAGAACCACCTTGTGAAGATCCTCCACCTCCGCCTCCACCGGGTTGTAATGGATAATTTTGTCCGCCACCGTTTCCTTCTGGTGGACTATAACCTCCAGCGTTTCCGCTTCCTCCTCCAGCTTGAGGATTTCCTGTGGCAGCACCTCCGCCTGATCCACCTGGATATCCAGCTTGATTACCAAATGGTGGTGGACTAGTTGGATGGGCACTTTGAGGACCACCTGATCCTCCGCCAGTTGATGAAATTGAAAAATCGCCAGTTGCATTTGAATCTCCAGCTCTTTGTGTACCATTGGTAACACCAGCTCCTACAGTTACTGGATAAGGAGTTCCTCCTTCTAGTGTAAAACTTGTTCCACCAGGAAAAGAGGTTCTATACCCTCCAGCTCCTCCTCCGCCTGAAGATCCTCCGCCGCCTCCCGCGACAACTAAATAATCTACGATAGCAGGGAGAACACCTCCGCTTCCAAAACCTAAAACTTGATAACCAAAGCTTCTTGTTTTGGGTTTTGTGATTCTTTTCTTTTTATTTTTTCCAGTTCCTGAATCAATAACTTCTATTTTGTATTCTTTCACTTATTCCTCCTATTATGCGTCGTTAGCAGCATCAGTAGTAAAGAATAATTTAACACCTAATAGTTTAGCATCGGCATCTAAATCATCTGCTGATACATCTCTTGTTATTTGGAAATAAACTTCCTCATCCGTACTAGGAGATCCCGCTATTGTGACCGCTCCACTTTCTGCTGTAACGTCTAAATCGTTTGCTGTACCACTGTGTGCTTTCGCTGTTGGTGCTACACCTGTTCCAAAAGCAACGTTAATAGTGTCATTATCTGCGCAAGAAACGCCAGCTAATGACCATGATACAGTTCCTGTATCTGTTGAATCTGCTGTAAAAAATGCTTGAAAAGTTATTGTGCCTTCATTCCATGATTTAGGGAAAGCAACTGCAAACTGAGCGCTTTCATCAGAAGATTTATCAAAATCTAAAGTTTTAATTTCAGGACCATTTGACAATTCTACTTGTGCTATTCCTGCACAACCGTTTGTAGTGTTTGGATACATAGCAACTGCTGGTACCCAAATAGTTTCTTTACCTGCAACTTTTACTGCTGAACCACCAGCTTGAACAACACCATTACCATTTGGTGCTATATTAATATTACCATCTGCTCCATCTGTAATTGTAATACTTCCAGAGTTTGTCCCTGAGTTTGTATCTAATACAAGATCATGTGTGCCACTTGTTGTAAGTGTAGCTGCAGCTGCTCCTGTTCCAATTACAGTTTCACCTGTTCCTTTTGGAGCTATATTAATATTTACGTTAGAATCACTACTTCCTGTTGCTGAAATAGTTGGAGCGCTTCCGTTAGCTGCGTTTGCTATTGTTAATTCATTAGTCGCTGAACCTGTAGCTGTTACTTTAATTAATTCATTACCGTTAGTATCTAAAATAGAAGTTCCAATTTTAGGTGAAGTTAAAGTTTTATTTGTTAAAGTTTGTGTTCCAGTAAGCGTTACATCACCCATTCCAATATCAATAATATCTGGGTTTGTTCCATCGTTAGCTGATGCAAATACTATTTTAGTTCCTTTGTCTGTAGTTGCAAAAGTGAATGAATCTCCAGATCCAGAAACATATTTAAATTGTACTGTGTATGCACCAGAAGTTGAATTTTTTAAAAAATAAAAAGTTTGAACATCTAAAGGTATGGTTACAACCTGATTACCTGTAATTGTTCCTGTAAATTCTATCATTCTGTGTGCAAGAGTTGCACCAGTTGATCCGTCTGAAACTGATAAAGTTGTTGTTTGTGCACCACCAGCGATTGATTGCTGAGTAAATCCACCTGCTATTTGTTCTAAAATTTGTAAGTTTGTGTTAGTTTTCGTCCCCCATGTTCCGGCGTTTTCACCAGTTGCTTGAAGTTCGACTCCTAGTCCCGTATATGTTGATGCCATTTTTTATCTCCTATGCAGCGTCACTATAACTTGTATTTGATCCAGTTGCAACATCTGTATACGAAGAATTTGAACCTGTGTCAACATCAGAATATGCTTGAATTCCAAAGCCAGAGGCAGTTCCAAAAGCAGCTACAGAAGCAGTTGCAGAAACACCTGTTAATCCCATTACATCTGCAGGTGCTAAAGTTCCTACGTTAAATGTTGCAGAAACTCCTGTTAATCCTACCACCATTGGAATAGGATCTATATCGCCAACACTTGCTGTTGCCGAAACTCCTGTTGGTGTAATTATTTCTACAGAACCAGTTGTTATAGAACCAACACTTGCTGTTGCCGAAACACCTGTTAATCCCATTACATCTGCTGGAGCTAAAGATCCAACACTAGATGTTATTGCTTGACCAGTTAATCCAACAATTTCTTGTATTGTTGTTACACTACCGACAGAAGAAGTGATACCTAATCCTTGAACTTGT